TGATCGGCTATCCTGGCACTGATGAAGACATCAAGTCCCTTTTCGCCGCCTTCGTGAAGCGTCTTCGCGACGACGAAGGTCGAAAGATCGTCGGTGTCCTTTACCAGTACGACGGCGACAACATGGGCCTGATCAACGTCAAGAACGGCGTCGTTCTTACGAACGGAACTGTTGTGACCGGTGATAAGGCTGTCGCCTGGGTGACTGGCGCTTCTGCCGGCGCGGAGGTCAACGAAAGCCTGACGAATACCGCCTACGACGACGCTGTGGACGTCGATATTAAATATACGAAGTCCCAGTTCGAAGCCGCTATCCAGGCCGGCGAATTCGTCTTCTATGCCGACTATGGCAAGGCGCGCGTCCTGACTGACATTAACAGCCTGGTAACTATCGGCCAGAATATGTCCGCCGACTGGACTTCTAACCGCGTTGTCCGTGTCATGGACGGGTGGGCGAACGACGTCGCCCGTATCTTCGGCGATTCTTATATCGGCCTTGTTACCAACAGCGACACCGGCCGTCAGCTTTTCAAGGCTGATCTGGTGGCCCTGGCCCTTCAGTATCAGTCTATCGACGCGATCAGCAATTTCGACAGCGCTGATATTACCGTAAATCAGGGCGACGGCAAACGCGACGTTTCCGTCGACTGTGCGCTTCAGCCTAACGACAGCATGGAAAAACTTTACATGACTGTCGTCGTAAATTAAGAAAGGGGTGACAGACAGTGAAAACTTTGAACGCACCTGATACCATTTCCGGAAAGGAAGGTCGCGCATACGCGAAGATCAACGGCAACAATGAAGAATTGTTCATGGCGAAGACTATCGAAGCCAACGTCGAAAAGAGCAAGTCTGAAATCAAGGCGATCGGAAAGCGTATGACTGGCCACAAGACCACTGGCGCGAACGGCGCCGGCTCCATGACCCTTTACTACATGACGCCCCTGTTCCGCGCTATGATCAAGCAGTGGAAGGAAACCGGCGTCGACGTGTATTTCGACATGGTGGTCGAGAATGACGACCATGAATCTTCCGCCGGTAAACAGTCGACCCTTTTGATCGGCTGTAACCTGGATTCTGTTGTCCTGGCAAAACTGGACGGCGATTCCGACGACGCACTGGACGAAGACGTCGACTTCACTTTCGAAGACTTCGACATTCTGACCCCGTTCGCGAAGATTTAACGACACACTTCAAAGGAGGATAAAAACATGGGTAAACTTCAGGAATTCCTTATGGCAAATGAGGAAACAGTACAGGCAACAGCGGAAGTCGCGGTCAGCGGCTTCCCTGTTCCTTTCACGATCAAGTCTATCACAGAGGGCGAAAACAAGGCCCTTCGAAAGTCCTGTCAGAAGGTGACCTTCGACAAGAAGACCCACCAGAAGACCACGGACACCGATCAGGACCTTTACAATAACCGCCTGGTTATCGCTTGCACCGTCGACCCCAACTTCAAGGACGCGGACCTTCAGGCGAAGTATGGCGTCATGGGCGCCGAAGCGCTGATCGACGTCCTTCTGAAGCCTGGTCAGTTTATCGACCTTCTTCTGGGTGTCCAGGAAATCAACGGGTTCACCGACGACGTGAACGACCTTCGTGAAGAAGCAAAAAACTAATAACCGGTGGGGGTGATGATAGCCAGGCGGACGGTGAATCTGTCTATGCACATTACGCCCTTCACCGGTTGAAAATCCTTCCCAGTCAGCTTGTGGCCCTTCCCCTTCGGGAACGGGCCTTTATCTATGCCTCGATCGACCTTCAGATCGAGAAGGAAAAGAAAGAAGCGAAGAAAGCGAACCGGAAGGGAAAGAAAGGAAGGTGATGAACTGTGGCCGGAGTAGCTACACAAATGACTATTCGTGACGGTATGACTTCCAAACTGCGGAAGATCACCACCGCCCTTTCCAGAACGAACCGCGCCCTGGAAGTGACCGACAGCCTGTCGGACCAGGTAAACCCTGGCGCGAATTTCGACAGGGCGTCTTCGGCCGTCAGTCGCGCTTCCGGTCAGGTTGATAACTTCAACCGTAAACAGCAACAGGCCCAGAAAGAAGCGAAAGGCGTCGCGAATGCCTGGGGAAGCGTAAAAAAATATATTGGTTCCGCCCTGGCGGCGATCAGCGTCCAAAAGATTATTGATCTGGCGGACACCATGACCACGACCAGGGCCAGAATCGATCTAATGAACGACGGTCTTCAGACCACGGACGAACTTCAGTCTATGATTATGGCGTCCGCGAATCGTTCACGCGCGGCCTATCAGACAACCGCTGACGCCGTTTCCAAAATGGGTATTATGGCGAAGGACGCCTTCGGAAACAACGCCGAACTGATCCAGTTTACAGAACTGATTAACAAACAGTTCACGATCGCCGGCACATCTGCCGCCGGCGTGGACGCGGCTATGTTACAGCTTACCCAGGCCATGTCTTCCGGTGTCCTTCGTGGTGAAGAACTGAACAGCATTTTTGAACAGGCGCCTACAATCATTCAGACGATCGCCGACTATCTGGGCGTCCCTATCGGACAAATTCGCGCTATGGCCGCCGAAGGCCAGATCACTTCAACGATCGTCAAAAATGCCATGTTGTCGTCTGCTGACGAAATCAACGCGAAGTTTAACGCTATGCCTATGACCTTCGCCCAGGTCTGGACCCTGGCGAAGAATATCGCCCTGGAAGCCTTCGGGCCTGTTATCCAGGCGATCGGCGCCGGCGCCCAGTGGATTTATGAAAACTGGTCCACTATCGCCCCGATCTTCTGGGGCCTTGCCGGCGCGGCTATCGCTTACGCGGTGGCCCTGGGTATTCAGACCGCCGCGACATGGATCGCGAATGGCGCCGCGAAGGCCTTCTTCGTGACCCTTCTGTCGAATCCTTTGTTCTGGATCGCCCTTGCGGTCGGCGTCGTAATCGCCGCCCTTTACAAGATGATCCAGGCCGTCGGTGGCGTGAAGAACGCCTGGGAAATCTGCAAGGCGGCCCTTGTGGTGGCCTGGACTGCCCTGAAGGTGGCCTTCTTTGCGGTTTACAACTGGATCGCGAACCTGATCGACAAATTAAAGTTATGTTGGCAAAAGGCCGGAACGGCCATAGCTAACTTCATGGGCGATATGAAGGTCAGCGTTTTAACGGTTCTTCAGAACATGATTAACGGCGCGATCGGAATCATTAACGACTTCATATCCCTTCTGAACAAGATTCCTGGCGTCAATATCAGCCTGATCGAACAGGTAACCTTCGCCACGACAGCGGCCGCCGAAAACGAAGCCGCCAAACAGGCAAGGGCCGACGCCCTGAATCAGTATGAAGCGGACATCAAAGCCGCCCAGGCAGAACGCGACGCCACATATTCAGCGGCGAAGCAAGAACTTGCCGACGCTACGGCCCAACTGTCCGAAACCTACGCAAACGCCAGAGCCGAAGCCGCCCAGGCAAATTCTGACGCCGGCGTGTCCGACTGGAATACTGACCAGTATGACGTCGGAAACGTGGACAGTGTCGGATCGGTGGGTTCTATCGAAAGCGACGTCAATATCGCCGACGAAGACCTGAAATTCCTTCGCGACGTGGCCGAAATGCGCTATGTCCAGAACTTCGTCACTTTGACGCCTACTGTGGCGGTGGACGCCCAGATCAGCGAAAAAGTCGACGTCGACGAAGTCGTCACCAAGATCGAAAAGAAACTGGAAGACGAATTCACAGCGGCGGCGGAAGGGGTGTATAACTAATGAGCAACTACAAAATGACCCTGATCGTCGGGGGACGGGAAATCAACATTCCCGTCCTTCCGGCGAAACTGAATGTTTCTTCGCCTGGTAAAAACGAACGCGTGACTGTTCTTGAACTGGGCGAAGTTCTTCTTCTGCGTAAGAAGGGCCTTCGAATTCTGTCCTGGGAAAGTTTCTTCCCTGTATCGAAGGCGCCCTATACGACCGGACAAGTCAGGGACCCCGTCAGTATTATTCAGGCGATCCAGAAAGCCAGGGACAAGGAAACCCCTGTCCGCTTCCTGATCACCGGAACGGACCTGGACGTCAATATCCGAATGGGAATTGATTCCTTCGAATACGAAGAACGGTCCGGCGAACTGGGGGATCTGTATTACACGATCAAACTTTACGAATGGAAGGACACTTCCCCGAAAAGAATCGTTCTTCCGGAAAAGAAAGAAGAACCGGCGAAGACCCAGGAACCCGAAAGGCCAGGGACGCCGGAACAGACCAGTAAAACCTACACCGTGAAGCCTGGGGACTGCCTGTGGAATATCGCGAAAGCGATCTACGGCAAGGGGAGCGACTACACGAAAATTTATAACGCCAATAAAGGCGTGATCGGTTCGAACCCGAATCTGATCTACGCCGGACAGGTGTTCACGATTCCATAATGGGAATTTCTATCCTGTATCAGAACAACGTCACCGGTGACGCGTTCGACATTACGACGCTGATCACGGCCGCGAAATGGTCGACAAAACGGTCCGGTTCCCCTTCTTCCCTGGACCTGACCGCGATCGTCGACGACGCGGTGGAATGGACACACGGCGGAATCCTTTGTTTGAAGGACGGCGACGTGGGCCTGTTTTATGGCTACGTTGTGAAAATCAGCCAGAACGAAAAAGACCAGGTTCAGGTTCTGGCCTACGATCAAACCTGGTATTTGAAGAAAAACAAGGAAACCTATGTCTTTACCGGTAAGCGCGCCGACCAGATTCTTTTACAGATCGCGGAGGACTTCAAATTGAAGACCGGAAGCCTGGTCAATACGGGATATGTGATCCCTTCCATGATCGAAGACGGACAAACCCTTTTCGATATTGTTCTGAAGGCGATCGACTACACCCTGATCAATACCGGTAAAATGTTCGTTCTGTGGGACGACTTCGGAAAACTGACGTTGACTGACGTCGAAACCGCGAAACTGGACCTTTTCGTGGGTGACGGTAGCCTGGCGACAGGCTTCACCTATGAAACCGACATAGATTCCGACACCTTCAACAAGATCAAACTGGTCCGCGACAATAAGGAAACCGGCAAGCGTGACGCCTATATCTTCCAGGATTCTAACAATATGAACTTCTGGGGTATTCTGCAAAACTACGAAACGGTCGACGAAAGCATGAACGAAGCGCAGATCAAGGAACGCGGCGATCAAATGTTGGAACTTTACAACAGGCCGAAGCGGTCCTTCAGCGTGAACGCGATCGCTGACCTGTCCGTCCGCGCCGGCCGCGCCTTGTTTATCGGAATCGGCGCCGTGGACGTGAAGTCCTTCTTTATCGTCGAAGAAGCCAGTCACGATCTTCTGAAGGAAACTATGTCTTTGAAATTGAAGGTGGTGTAATATGGGACTTCTTGACACAATGAAAAAAGTCGCGGAAGGCACACAGAACGCCGGCGTTCCGGCCGCTTATATGTTCGGGACCGTGACCAAAACGTCACCGCTGACGATCCGTGTCGACAACCGCTTCGACATTTCCGGCGACGCTATCGTCGTTATGAAGGAATTCAAGGCCGGCTTTTATCCTACACACTATCACACTGGCGTCAAGGGTTCACCCACCACCGAAGCGCAGTCAGGCGGAAGCGGCGACGCGTCCTTCGCGTCCCATTCCCACGTCCTGAAGAACAACTATCAGACCAACACTGACGGCACGTCCGAATATTATTACGGCCTGGCAGTCGGTGAAAAGGTGGTCCTTTTAAGAAACCAGGGCGGCCAGTCCTTCCTGGTTCTGGGAAGGGTGTGAACTTATGATTCCTAACGCGACGACCGTGAAGATCGGCGCCGACGTGGCGGTTCAGACCGCCGCTGACGCCCCTTCGCGGACATACAAAATCGACTTTGACGCCGGCCGCGTCGGTGGCTTCTGTGATTCCACGGAAGCCATGAAACAGGCCATTTACAAAATACTGCAAACCGAACGATTTGAATTCCTGATCTATTCCTGGAATTACGGAATAGAACTGAACGCCGTCGTCGGGAAAAGTTATCAAGTGTTTGCAAGTGAAATCAAACGTGTAATTCGCGAAGCGCTTCTGGCGGACAGCCGGATCACCGACGTCGTCGACTTCGAAGTGGTCCAGATCGACAAAAGAACCGCTTCCGTGAAGTTCACGGCCGAAACTATCTTCGGCGAAATTCCTATCGAAAGAGAGGTGGGCGGAAATGTTTGAAGATATGACCTTCGAAAAAATTATGGACCGTTGTCTGAAGCGCGTCGCGCCTTCTATCGACAAACGCGAAGGTTCCGTTGTATATGACGCCATAGCGCCGGCGGCCGCTGAACTGGCGATCATGTATATCGAACTGGCCTATCTTATGGACAGAGCCTTCCCCGACACCGAAACCGGCGAAGACCTGACAAAGAAGGTCCGCGAACGAAGTATCTTCCGAACGGCCGCGACTGCCGCTGTCCGAAAGGGATATTTCGAAGACGGCGACGGAAACGCTATGGACGTTCCTATCGGAACGCGCTTTTCCGGCGATTCCCTGAACTACATAGTCACCGAAAAACTGGCGACTGGTCAGTTCCGCCTGGTATGCGAAACAGCCGGCGCCGCCGGTAACCGTTACCAGGGAAACCTGTTCCCGATCGACTATGTCGAAGGCCTGGGCGCCGCGCGCCTGGCTGACATTCTGATCAACGGCGAAGACGAAGAATCTGACGCCGACCTGTATTCCCGTTACCTGGAAAGTCTTGAATCCCAGGCATACGGCGGAAACAAGGCCGACTATAAGACGAAGGTCGAACTTCTTCAGGGCGTCGGTAAGATCAAGGTCATTCCTGTCTGGAACGGCGGTGGAACCGTCAAGATCATCTTCGTCGACAGCGACTGGGGAATTCCTTCGGAAGACCTGGTCAACAGCGTTCAGACGGCCGTCGACCCTGTTCAGAACCAGGGCGTCGGTGACGGTATCGCGCCGATCGGCCACGTCGTAACCGTGGAAGGTGTCGTCGGAACCACCGTGGACGTTTCCTTTGCGCTGACCTTTGCGACGTCCTACACCTGGGAATCTGTCGAAACAGAGGTCCAGAAGGCTATCCAGGAATACTTCGCCGAATTGGCGAAGGAATGGGCCGACCAGGAAGTCCTGATCGTCC